GTGTGTTCGTAATACTGTTGCATTTTTAGTTTTTTGAGAATTTTCTTCATGTATGGCAACGTGAGTTTTCGTAAATCGAAAAACTTATTTTTTTTTAATTCGACGAGTATCGTGTTGTAGACGTCGTCGGGGATCTCAATTGATTCTTTCGCTTGAAACTGCGATAACCATTCCAGTTTTGACCCGCTCAAATCATGTCGTAAATTTAATATATTGTATAATGTATATATGTAAATGATTTGAGCGCACTAAAGTTCGGCTAGCATAAGCCTCCTGAAGTGATCCTATCTCTAGGTGGATGGACTTTATCTTAAGCCATACAGGGAGTGTACAGTCCAACTTCCATAAAGTCTCTGAACCTTCTCCATATTCATAATGTTCTTTTATTTTAACATTAGAACTTAGGAGCTTGGCTGCGGATTTTCCCTATTTTATACTTTTTTACCTTATTGATTTATAGATTTTAAAAATTCTTCAACTTTTATTTTTTGTTGTGAAATGGTGTCTTCTTGCCATTTATCAGATTTAGTAATATTTTCAAGTTTATTAAGCGGAGAAATATTTTTCCATTCGAAACATTCTTTTTGTTTGTCTAAATTTGTTAGATCAAATGAAGCGCATGGTTTAACATGGTCTAATTGCCAATAACTCCCATAATTTTCCCATGACATATCTTCAGAAAATTGATATTCAATCCAATTTTTAAAAAATACAATTGAACATCCAAGAAGATCTTTCGTTGTTTCGTGTTTACATTTTTCTTTAAGAGCTGTATTGAGTCTTGACCTTAAAGTACATAATAACCTGTAATTTAAATCAGATGCCCTTCTGTTTTTTTCATATAGATTTATTTTCTTTCTATTTTTCTTGTTCTGTGCGAGAATTTTTTCTCGATTTTCCTGATAATATTTTTTTTTGGTTTCATTTCTCTGCTTTTTAACGTGTGGTTGATTTTTATAAATTTTTCGTTTCAGTTCATACTCAGGATTTTTCTCATTTTTTATATATGATTTATTTCTGTATTGTTTCATTTTATCTGGATTAGTTTGTTGATAAACTTTTATTCTCATTTTAAAACAATCTTTGCATTCTGTCCTATGTCCTGTTCCTTTTTTATAAAATTCATCCAAATCTTTTATTTCGTTACATTGAGAACACGTTTTCATTTCTTTTTTATTTTTAATAAATATTAAAATCTTTAAATCTTTAAATCAAAATTGGGTTCGGCAATTAACCGAGTTCCTCATAAATGTTTCCAAATATGAGTGGTAGTATAAACTTTACAGGATGTTCCCGCAATTTGAAAGTGTTGCCCATTGTATAATACTAAATGCTTATATTTTTATACATGGACTAGCAGGTTTCGGAATTTTAATTAAAATTCATAGTATCTTCACTGTTTTCACCAAGAACCATACTACTAGTCTTGGTCAGCCCACTGTTTTGAACAAATGTGTATATGATTAATATATTTTCTATGACTGTTGTAAATAGTTCTAAGAATAATATATATAATGTTCTAAATACCTTTAAAATATTCAAATGGTTGCTTTTTCTATAAGGCAAGCTCGGTTTGTTATCTGGAACCGACTCCTTATAATTTGGCTTTTCGCTATCGATAATAACCATTTCTGCCTCACCGCATTTTTGGCATACATATATGCCTTCTGCATGAATCAATGTTTTTTCAACATTACATTCAACACATCTTTTAATTAAAGAATCTGGTCCTTTTCCACACAAGTAATCGCTATCAATTAACATCATATATTGATCTAATAATTTAGCCTTATTTTTACTTGGATCTTCTTCTACTGGCTTAGGTTCTTCTTCTGGTTGACCAGGTTCCATTATATCAGTATCGTCTTCTGTGTTTACGTCTGTTTCTGTGTTTACGTCTGTGTTTACGTCAGATTCTGTTTCTGTGTTTACATTTATAGGTTTGGAACCGCTCATAAAGTCAATAATACTAACTGCTGTTACTGGTTTTGCTTTCTTTCTTTTTTTAGTGATTTTTCTTTTTTTTTGATTATTCTGGTTAATCATGTTAAGTTTATCAAGATGGCCTAATTCTTTGGTTTCATTTTCTTTTTTTTGTTCACCTAATTCTGGATATTGTTGATATAAATCACTATCATTCATTTCTATGATGTCATAGTAATCCATGATAATATTCTCAGTTTTGTAATAATATTCAAGTTCTGAGATATCATTTTCAATATCATAAATTTGATCTGTTAAACTGTTAATTTCTGCTTTCATATCAGCCTTCTTCTTGATGTCTTCAATTGAATACTGGCTTGGGTTTGTTTTGTCAAGTTTATCAAGTTGTTTTTGTAATACTTCCAATTTTTTCTTTTTATTTGGTAAAGTATTTCTTTTCTTTTCAAACTCATTCATAATTTTTTTGTGAGTTTCATCCAATGTGTGTATATGGACCCGTGTTTTGTTTCTGTCATGCTTAATTTTAAAGGAGGACATATGTTTTATGTGTAGGTAATCTATAATATCGTTCTTACTTTAAGTGATTTGATAAATATTGCATTAAAAGATAATATAAATCAAATCGAATTTTTAATAAATTTAATGGATTTTTTTGAAATAGCGCATTTACGTTTTGATAATTATAAATAAATATATAATAATTCATAATGAATAATCAAACTAATATTTTTATGTTACTACTAATCCAAATTATTACTATACACAATGCCATATCTTTAGGATGGAACGTTAGGAAAATCGGGATAAATAGATACGAATTAACAATTAAGAAAAGTGGAATAGCTAATGCATGGAATATTCCTAATTTAGAAAAAATTATAAATGACATTGTTTCATATAAGCTGGTTTAGTTTAAAAAAACTTTATTCTTCTGTAATATTAAATAGTAAATGGGAGGTGGTATTATGCAACTAGTAGCATATGGTGCCCAAGATATATATATAACAGGAAATCCACAAATAACATTCTTTAAAGTAGTATATCGGAGACATACAAATTTTTCAATAGAATCTGTAGAGCATTCATTTGTTGGTATACCTGCATTTGGAAATAAAGTATCAGCTAAAATAACACGAAATGGTGATCTATTATCAAAAATGTATTTACGAATTACTTTATCGAGGGTTGATCCGGAAGGTAATAATTTTGCATGGATAAAAAGAGTTGGTCATGCTTTATTAAAACAGGCAACTATAGAGATTGGTGGAACAAGAATAGATAAACAATATGGAACATGGTTAGATGTTTGGTATGAATTAGCCAGACAGGGTGATCATGAAAGAGGATATGCAAAATTAATTGGTGATGTTCCAGAATTAACTGAATATAATAGTAATATTAAAAAAGAATATATACTATATGTTCCATTACAATTTTGGTTTAATAGATTTATTGGTTTAGCTGTTCCTTTGATTGCTCTTCAATATCATGATGTATTTTTGCACATTGAATTTGAGAAAGTTAATAATTTAATAGTTGGAGATTGTCATTTTGATTCGAATAATGTAACTATGAAAGAGGCTTCTGTTCTAACAAATTATATATTTTTAGATACTGATGAAAGAAGGAGATTTGCATTGGTTGGACATGAATATTTGATTGAACAAGTTCAGTTCAATGGTATTGAACCAGTATTATCAAATGAAGCCAGATATACTCTTGATTTTAACCATCCTACTAAAGAATTGATATGGTGTATTAGAAATGGTAATTATTCATCTGGGAAGAAATTTGTGTATTATACAAATAAAGAAAAATGGTCAGTAAAAAAGGCTAGTAAAATAATTATTAAAAACAGTATTTCTATTGGTACAAATCCTGAGCCAATAGTTGGTGGAAAATGGACTGAAATTCCTCCTTATCAATACGAAACAGTTGGAACATTTAATGTAACAAATAAAAACGATGATTATATTTATGTCAATCCGGAAAGTTTATATATTAAAAATTATGGGATTACAAATAAAATTCATGCAGACATTGTAGTTCATAAAAATGGATCAATTGAATCGAATAATGTTGAAACTACTTTGACAGTTAGAGATTTAAGTATTTCAGTTGATCAAATGACTGATACGAGATATAATGCATGTGATCCTAAAGTCAATATATTTAGTAATTATGGATTATTAATTGATGGAAGTATAAATCCGGTAGCGTACGCTTTATTACAATTTAATGGTCAGGATAGATTTGATAGGAGAGAGGGAGAATATTTTAATTATGTTCAGCCTGATCAACATCATGAAAATACACCGAAAGACGGAATAAATTGTTATTCATTTGCTTTACATCCGGAGGAACACCAACCGACTGGATCAGCAAATTTATCTAGAATTGAAAGTTCACAATTAACTATTTGGTTTAAAGATGATATTTTAGGAATTAATTATTTTAATCCTGATAATCAATTGTATATTTTTGCCCGTAGTTATAACATTTTAAGAATATATGCAGGGCTTTCTGGGCTGGCCTACACATTATGAAGTATGAATATGTGTGACATTATGACAATAATTCTTCTGTAATGAAAATAATATAAATTTAATATTATTTTTACGCGCCAGTAAACTAGGTCAATAATGATAACCCACGTGTCTTTATATATATAAACTATATCTTTTTTAAAATAAATAAAATATAGAAAATTTTTTTGTAAAACTATAGTATAATCAATAATCTCAAATGGCAGGCGGACTTATGCAATTAGTAGCTTACGGTGCACAGGATGTGTACTTAACTGGTAACCCTCAAATTACCTTCTTTAAAGTCGTATATAGAAGACATACAAACTTCTCCATGGAAGCCATTGAACACACACTCAATGGAAATCCTAACTTTGGTCGCAAATCAACTGTGACCATTACAAGAAACGGAGATTTAATCACTCAGATCTACCTCATGGTTAGACTCGATCAAGTTAGACCCTCAGCTGAATGTGGAGCCAAGTTCGCTTGGGTTCGCAGAGTCGGTAACGCTCTCATCAACTCAGTTGAAGTTGAAATCGGTGGATCTAAAATCGATAAACAATACGGTGTATGGCTCAACATTTGGTACGAGCTTGCCCGTGAAGGACATGACAAAGAGCGCGGATACGCAAAGATGGTCGGTGATGTTCCAGAACTCACTGAATACAACAGCTTACCCAAGCCCGAATATTTACTCTATGTTCCTCTTAAATTCTGGTTTAACAGACACGTCGGCCTTGCTCTGCCATTAATCGCATTGCAATACCACGAAGTTCGTCTTCACTTCGAATTTACTGCTCTTGAGCACCTCATTGTTGCCAACGATGAATTCTTGGCCAACAACTTCAAAGGACTCGCAATGAAAGATGCATCAATTCTCGTTAATTACATCTATCTCGATTCTGAGGAAAGACGCAGATTTGCCCAAGTTGGTCATGAATACCTCATTGAACAACTCCAATTCACTGGAGAGGAATCAGTACAAACACCAACTGGAAAGTACAAACTTGACTTCAACCATCCTACCAAGGAACTCATCTGGGCAGTCAAGAACGGAAACTATACCACTGGTAAGAAATTCTTATGGTATGTTCCTTACCATTGGAGAGCAAGTCTCGAAGCCGCAGCAGAGAAGATTCTTAGAGAATCCATTGCTCTTCTCGATACTGAAGTATCATGCAACACATCTTGCTCCAGTTCCAGCTCAAGCTCAAGCAAGAAATCCAAATCCAGCTCTAGCTCCAGCTCAGGCTGCAGTGTTCTTTCATCTCAAGATGAAAAACCAACTGTTGGAGAATGGGAAGAATTCTGCCCTGAAACATGGGGATGCACAACCAACGGAAAGGTTCACGTCAAGAACGAGAGTCACTGCAAAGCCCTTTGGGTCAGCACCAGCACTCTTAAACTTGGATGCTATAATCTTACTGACAAGATCTGCGCCGATATTGTTGTTTGTGAAGATGCCAAATGTGTTGAAGATGTTAGAATCAATATTATTTCCACATCATTAACAGTAAGAGATCTGTCATTTCCAGTTGACGCAATTGAGGATACCAGAGCCAGAGCCGACGATCCCCACGTCAACCAATGCCACAACTTTGGTGTCTTAATCGATGGAAGAGGTAACCCAGTCCAATTCGGTTTACTCCAACTCAACGGTCACGATCGCTTTGATAGACGCGAAGGTCCCTACTTCAACTATGTTCAACCCGATGAACACCACAGCAACACACCAGCTGATGGTATCAACGTGTACTCATTTGCTCTTCACCCTGAGCAACATCAGCCAACCGGCTCAGCCAACTTGTCACGTATCGACAACACTCAATTGAATTTATGGTTCTGGGATCCTACCGCAAGAGCAGGACTCCCTTGCTTAAACATCTTCAACCCAGAGAATAAGTTGTTTATATACGCGTTTAGTTACAACGTTTTACGTATCATGTCAGGCATGGGAGGTTTGGCATACAGTAATTGATCAGAAAATTGCGTGACCAACATACTAATATACATTATAATCATATATTTTTTAATAATAAACAATTATATTTACATATATAATTGTACAATAATATATCGGAAAATTGCGTGACCAGTAATATAAATAAATATTAAATATTATTATTCTTTTCTGCTCTATTCTTTGCGATTTCAGCTGCACGTATTTTATTATATTCTTCATTTCCATATTTTTCCTTTAATAATTCACGTTGTTTTTGTTTCCTTAATCGCGCTTGTTCTCTAATTTCTTCTTTTGTTTTTTTAATACGTTTTGGTGGTATTGATCCATCTGCGTTAATATTTCCATTTTGGGTTGCTTTTTGAATTCTCAACATCTCTTTATATTTATCATCGCCCATTTCTTTTCTTTTTCTATCTCTATAATTTCTTTGATGTTTCAACAATAATTTCTTTTCATTGATTATAATATCATCATTATTATTGAATATTTGAATTTTATAAATATCTAAACATTTTATTTTAATAAGTTTTTTATCAATACTAGTATTTATTATTTTATGTTTTTTACATATTTTTATTAATTTTGAAAACAGTGTAATTATATCATATGAATTTTTCAAATAATTACATGTACCGCAACATGCTTTACAATTTTTAATATAATAGCCAATATAGCTATTTATTCTATCTATACCATTATTATGAACATTTGAATTTTCTTTTCCACATAAATAGCATTTTTCATTAATTATCTGATAAAATTCATTTTCAGTCAATCCAAAATCAATATTTTTGTCAGATGCGCTATTCATGTATTTATTAAAATTTCCTGATATATAGTCACAAAAATATTCAGGATACAATTTACTATCAATAATCCCTAAATATGATAATATATGTTCGCATACTTTTATAAATGTTATATCATCCATTTCTTTCTTCAGTGTATTACACATTTCACATGCGGTTACACAATTATCCAACGTATATTCTAGTTCATTTATTTTTCGGTCAATACCATTTAATATGAGTCCATCAAATGCTGGTGCACCACAATAATAACAATCATCTAAAAAGTAGTTTATGCTTTCTTCATCTGTTAATTAATATTTAATATTACTATTAATT